AAGTGGGCGGAAACGGCAGTCAGCATCAGTTGCCCGTCAGCACGCGGCACGGCAACCATGTGCCCGGGGTTCCACCAACGGTGCAGACCCAGCCCAGCGTCACGTACTTGGCCGCGACCGACCCAGCCTCCACCGGCGCACTGTTGCGCACGTAATCGCCTTGCGCGTTCTCTCCGCTGGTCGGTGCTGCCGCTGCGATGTTGTGCGTTCCGGTCAGGCGACCGGCCGCCATCAGGTTTAACAGAGTGGCGTGTTCTGCCAACTCTCTGCGCAGGGCCTGGTCCGCGACTCCACGTGGCTGGGTGCTGACTTTCACCGCTTGCCTGCCGGGCGCAGTTTGCCGTTGGCCGCTGTCACGCGGACATCGCCGGTAAAGGTGAACTCCGCACGATGCCAGCGGGCAGTCTGGAGAACGTCGAACTTCCCATCCAGCACATCACCGGTCGTGCCCGGCGTCGGATCGTCACCGGAATTCATCTTGTAATAGGTCTGGACCGTCGCCGTGTCGGGAACAAAGCCTTGGGCGTAGCGCAGGCGAATCTCATGCAGCCGGGTGACGTTTTCGTCATCCCCCAGATCGCCCGTCATAAAGCTGGACTCTCCAGCCTCGCCGGTGAGAAAGCGGAATTGGTGCGAATCGTCCACCACCGACAGTGCTTGACCACCCGACAGCCAGAATTGCGAGTTGTAGGGGATGTTCGGCAGCGCGTCGTAGGTCAGGGCTACCGAGTCGAGCGTGTCATAGGAGATGCCGTCCATGATGTAGTTCATGGTCGCCTCAATCGGCAGCGTGGCCCGGCCCCATCGTTTCGTGACGAGGTGATAGACGATGGCCTCGTCGCAGGTTTCCGAGTTGATCGAGGGGAAGAACACCCAGACGCGGTTTTTCTGCCGGTCAAAGACGCATTGGGTTCGATAGCGATAGAACGGCGACGAGTGCTCGTAGAACCACTGGCGGATGTCGTTGGCAATCGGGACCGGGACACTGCCATTGAATAGCCAGATGTTGTCATCCCCGACGATGAAATGTGCTCCGCCGACATCGCACATCGCCTCTTTGCCCACGCACCCCGCATCCCCACCGGGAGCCTGCATCCAGTCCCACACGGTAGGCGTTCCGACGTACCGGCCGAGATAAATCGACTTGGCCTTGTAGGCAACGGCGTATTCCCCGAGCTTGCCACCCGCAGTCAATGCGCCTGCCGTGGACACCAGCCGACCGGATGCCGCTTGCGTGGTCAGGCTGGGTGTCCAATCGGTGTCGTCGTTCAGGGCTGAGCAGTGCCAGCCGTCCTGCTTTTCCGTGCCGTCGTTGACGTTCAGCGCCATCACCTGCGCACCGACTGAAAAGATGATTTCCGCCTTCGGAGCGCCCGCCACATCGGCAAAAGCACCGCTGGTGGAGCGTTGCAGCGTGTTGGCCTTGTTCGCCGCCAAAGCTGCGTTGCCGAATTGGGTGAACGTCCAGCGGTTGTCTGCTGTAGCTGCGTAAGCACTCCCAGCCACATCCGCCCACGATCCACCCGTCAAGTCCCACAGCTTGGTCGCGGTGCCCGCCAGGATGCGACGTACACCGGATAGGTTGGTGACGACTGCCGCCCCAAAACAGGTGCTCGCCAGCGGATCAATGTCCGTGGGCAGCTCACCCGAAGGAGCGCCCTCCATCCCGGCCTCGTAGGGGATGAAGTTGGCACATTCGGTGATGACACCGGGAACGGTGGAGTCCACATCCGGCATGTAACCCAGAAGCGGATTCACCGCACGCGCACCTGGAGAGGACCGCTCAGGCGGTCGCGCATGTCAGAGCCGGAAATCTCCTCCAGCACCCTTCCAAAGCGGCTTTCCCACAACTGCGCGGCCTCAGCATCCATGATGTAGAGATAGGCCTCCATCAACGCGCCGAACAGGTAGGCCGAAGGATGGGCGGTCAGGAGCCAGTTGGTGTCGTCACTCTCGGTCAAAGCCGGGATGGAGCGATACACGACCCCCTCCACCGTGCCCGTGCCGTTGAAGTAGATCGCGTCGGCAAGCGCCCAATGGGTAGCCAGGCCGTCCGAATCCATCGCAACAACAAACTCATAGGTCTGTGCCTTGAGCGGGTTGCTCTCGTAGCCATCGAGCCACAGGGTTTTGATGCCCACCATCGAAGTGGGCAATGCCACCTGACCACTGGCGATCGCAGTGGCGGTCAGGGCCATTTCCATCTGCCGCACGCGAAGGGAACGGTTCAGACGCTCCTCCGCGAGGGAGATGAAGTCGGGATAGAGGGCGACCAGATCACCGCGATTGAGCCAGCGTCCGAGCGCCGTGGTCAATTCCTCGTAGTTGGTGATAGCCATGTCAGGTCTTCAGGTACTTTTCAAACGTGACAAACGCCGGGTTTTGTTGGAGCCACGTTCGCAGCCACTTACGCATTTCCTTGCCGTCCAACTCACCGCCCTGACGCATCATCTTGGCAAGGTCGGCCATCGGAATCACGCCAACCTTCCGCCCATACTCACCCCAGCTCTCGCCCCGAGTTTGAGCGCGCAGCTCGGCCGCATGACGCAGAAAAGGCTCTGCGTCGTAGGTCTTCACAAAGACGGTTTTCCCGTCTTCAACATGAACCTCCGTCTTGATGCCCTGCTCTCTGTTCAGATCGACAATGACTCTCGTTTCATCGCGCATGGTTGGCCCTCTTTCTTGGTGCCCGGGCGTCATCACGACGTTGCGAACACCAAGAAAAAGGGCTCCCGAAGGAGCCCCTTAACCGTCAGTTCCGATCAGGGCGTCAGGTTGGACACCTTGCCCAGCGCACTTTCCGCCAGGGCAACAGCGGCGCACTCGGCGAACACCATTTCCTTGTCGGAGTGGCCGGTCTTCGACAGCGGCGAAGTCTGGATCGGTTGCAGGTAGGCAACACCGTATTGCTCCTTGTTCAGGATCAGCGCGGTATCGCTGTTGGCCGTGGCCTGCACATAGTTCGGAACGACGGTCAGTTCGCCGAAGTCGCCAACATAAATGTCAGCGCCGCCAACAATCACGCCCTGCTGGCCCTTGGCCACTTGGTAGCGGTTGACCGCGATGCCAGCGAACCCGGAGAAGGTCTGCTTGTGCGAAGGCGTCACCGAGATGAAGTCGGGTTGATCGCCGGAGGCCGTGTAGATGCTCGCCAGCACCGTCTTGAGCAGCGTCTCCGTAAACGCGCGGTTCGTGCCAGCGGTCAGCGCCGAGGTGGCGGCACCAGAGGTGTGCGCCGGGGTCGCACCAGCACCACCGTAGGAGGCGTTGGTATAGATCAGACGGCCCAGGCCAGCGGATTTGCGCGCCGTGGTGCTGTCGCCCGCCACCGCCACGTTGCTGGAAATCAGCATGGCTTCAATGTCGCGCTTGAGTTCCGGAATCGCCTTTTCGGCAATCTGGTACTTCATTTCGTCCGCGCGGCCTGCGGTCGTTGACTTGCGCAGCGTCGAAGTCGTCACCGCGATCTTGTCGAACAACTGCATGTAGTTGCCGACGCGGTTGGTGGCGGTGAGCGCGGTCCCCGAGCGGTCGTCGCCTTCAATGACGGCGTTGTCCTTGTTCGGGGTCGCCAGCGAGTCACGCTGCCATTCGTGGAACTTCTGTGCAGCCTTGAAGCGGCGACCCATCGAGAGAACCGGAGTCTTCTCGGGGGACACCATGTAAATCTTCTCTTGCAGGTCTTCGCGCGTGCCAACGGCGTCGTATGCGTCGAAGGTGTTGGTAGGTTGTGCCATCTCAATTCATCCTTAAAGGAAGTTCACCAACTCGCTGGCGCGGCCTGTCTTTTTCAGGCGATCCAAAGCGGATTGGTTGGTTTTCTTGGGTTGCGGTGCGGACGGCTTCAAGACCTTGGGGGCCTCAACCACCTTCTGCATCGCCTTGGGTTTCTGTGTCTGCAACTGACGCCATTGCTGGGCATCACGCAGCACATGCAGCATCCGGCCGTCGATCACTCCGGAGAGTTCGCCGTCCTTGAATCCGTACCTCCTGCCCGTCTCAAACATC